AAGAAGTTGCTTCTCATGTGTATAAGATATTACATAATGAGGGAATAGATTTTCAAATAGATGATTTGGGACTCGTGGTAACTGCTGGTTATCCTGATTTACGTAAAATCATTAATGACTTACAAAGACAAGTAATAGATGGGAAGTTGAAGATTGATAAACACGGGATGTTACATAATGAATTTAAACTTCAGTTTTTAGAGATGATTAGAAATAAATCTGATATTAGGTCAATTCGTAAGTTGATTGCCGATAGTAGTTTTAGTGATTACACCGAGTTATTTAGATTACTATATGATGAAGTAGAAACATTTACAGACGATAAGATACCAGAAGTCATAGCAGATATAGCAACTGGCGCTTATCAAGACGTATTAGTAGTGGATAAGGAAATTAACTTTATTGCTACTGTATCAAGTATATTGAGGAAATTACAATGAGTACAAAACCAATGAAACCATTACCAAAACAACAAGTTCAAGTAGATTTAGAAAAAGCCGAAACTATGACTTGTCTAGAATGTAATAACAAGATTTTCATTCAAGGATATGTCATAAAGAAAATATCAGCAATTATGTCACCGACTGGTCAAGAAGTTATAGCACCAGTTCAAGTGTTTAATTGTGGAAATTGTGGTGAGATACTACCATTAAATGAGATAAATGAACTTATTTAGTTGGATTAACGAACTATTTGTCGGTAAACGAGATTGGGATTCCTTTTCGGATGCCGACAAAAAGAAGTTTAGTCCATTTATGGTAAATCGTTATTTGAGTATGGGTGAGGACTTTTTACCTTTTGTAAATTACTTTCAAAAGTATACGATAGAAGTAATGCCACCTAAGGCAGTATATCAGTTTTATTGTAATTTACTACCAAAGAAAAAGACATATTTAAGGTATTTAAGTGGTAAGAAAGAAAAGACAAATGATAAAGTAGTTCCTTTTATTATGAAATATTTTGAAGTGAGTAAACTTCAAGCTGTAGATTATTATGATTTAATGTTAAAAGATGATTTAATATTATTGGTGAAAAAGTTTGGAAAGTCAGATAAAGAAATAAAAAAAATGAGGATTAAATGAATAAATTAGCATTAGCATTAATTATGAGTTTTTTGGGTAATATAATTGCTTGGTTTCATATGAACGCACAATTTCGTTGGGAATGGGCCAAAAGTTTACCTTGGGTAATATTAGGTGGAATACCAATTAGTTTTTTATTTTTTTATTCTACCAGAATGTATTATGAATACTATGGTGATTATTGGTCAGTAAGACCTATAGGGTTTGGAATTGCAACATTAACATTTGCGACATTAACAGCAATAGTATTACATGAATTACCAAGTCAAAGAATTATAATATCATTGATATTGGCTTGTGTTATATTATATGTAAATCTTTCAGTACATATAAAATAGGAGCATAAAATGGAAATAAAAGAAATAGATTTAACAGATAATTTACCAGAAGAATTAAATCAAAAACATCATATAGTTGAACAGATGGAACTAGAGTGGCCTGAGATGACAGAAGAATTTAAGAAAATACAAAGAGAACAATATGTATTGTTTTTACATAAACAACATGATTATGGTCCGGGTAATATATCAGTTGGAACACAATTACAAACAGAAGATGAGGTTCATTTATCTTTGACTGGTTTATGGTTTCGAATGAATGATAAGATACAGAGATTAAAAAATTTGTTAATGAATAACCGAGAATCAGCAGTTGAAGGTGAACCAATGGAAGATGCATATTTAGATGTATCGAATTATGGAATTATGGCAACAATTGTCAGTAGAGGAAAGTGGGGTAAATAATGAATGAAAAATATTGGGGTGAAAAGAAACCATCTCAGAAAAAAAGTGCACAAGGTTCACCACCAGATAAACATATTTCAGTTCATGAGAATAAGATTTATTATTATGCTGGTGTAAATAGAGAAAGTGCATCAGAATTAAATAAAAAGGTAGGTGAGTTAGAATCTAAATGTTTGACACTTGGACATAATTTAGATATAGATTTTCCAACTATTAAAGTATTAATAAATTCAGGTGGAGGTTCAATCACTGCGGGTATTTCATCTATGGATACGATATTGAGATGTAAAGTTCCAGTTCATACTTATGTAGATGGTTTTGCAGCAAGTGCAGCTACATTTCTTTCAGTGGTAGGTGAAAAACGATACATGAGCAGAAATTCTTATATGTTGATACATCAACTATCAAGTAATTTTTGGGGGAAGTATTCAGAGTTTGAAGATGAAAAACAAAATCTTGATTTGATGATGAAAACAATTAAAGATGTATATAAGAAATATACGAAATTACCTATGAAGAAACTTGATGAAATATTAAAACATGACTTGATGTGGGATGCTAATACTTGTTTAAAATATGGATTAGTTGACGAGATAATATAATGGGACACGTATCACACTCACAGTTTGTATCCTATAATGAATGTAACCTAAAGTGGAAACTACGTTATATAGACAAATTAGGTACATTCACGGGCAATATACACACGTTATTTGGAACGGCCATGCATACTACGATTCAAACTTATTTAACAGAGATGTATGGTAAATCTATTGTGGCAGCAGAAGCACTTGATTTGAATGATATGTTGAAAACCGAGATGATGAAAGAATTCAAAATCATAAAAGAGTCTCAAGAAACCTTACCTTGTAGTCAAGATGATATGATTGAGTTTTATCAAGATGGAATGGCTATAATAGACCATTTTAGAAAACATCGTGGTAAGTATTTCATGAAGAAGAACTATGAGTTAGTTGGGATTGAATTACCAATATTCATGGAGTTACAAAAGAATGTTGAGTTAAAGAGTTATCTTGATGTAGTCATAAGAAACAAAATATCTGGTAGAATCACTATCATTGATTTAAAAACATCCACCAGAAGTTGGACAAATTTCCACAAGAAAAATTTTTATAAGAAATCACAATTATTACTTTACAAACAATTCTATTCGGAGAAATTCAATGTACCATTGGATAAGATAACGGTAGAGTTTTTAATATTAAAAAGAAAGATAGCAAAACAAAGTGACTTCCCAATCAGTAGACTACAGAGGTTTGAGCCATCAAATGGGAAACCAAGTATTAATAAAACAATGAAGGCCTTCACAGAGTTTCGTGAAGCTGTCTATGATGAAGAAGGAAATCATAAAACTAACAGAGAATATCCAGCCAAACCAGGAAGCGCTTGTAAGTTCTGTGAATTTTATAATACGGAGCATTGTAAATGGGGCAAGATACTTTAAAAGTAGGTATTGTCGGTAGTCGTAAATACGAAAACCGAAAGAAAATTAAAGAATTTATCTTTAAGTTAAAACAAGATAAAGGAATGGATACTACAATAGTTAGTGGTGGGTGTCCACAGGGTGCTGACTTTTATGCTAAAAAATATACGTTAGAGTTGGGTTTACAATACGAAGAATATCCACCAGCACATAAAGCACATAATTTATACTGTCCATTACATGAAAGAAATTACGGAAAACCATATAGTGTAAAGAATTTCTTTGCTCGTAATAAACAGATTGCTATCCATTCGGAGTATGTCGTGGCATTTATTCCAAGAGGAGTTGATTCTCCAGGTTCAATGTCTACAATAAATTATGCTAAAAAATTTGGAAAAAAGACACTTGTTATTGATTAATGTTTTATATTTATATATATACAAAAGAGTGGTAAGGTTATGAAACATGAAACTAAATTAACATCCGTTAAAATAATAAAAAGTCTATATGAGCAATTCAAATTCAAAACTGTTAATTCTTCAATGAATTTACAAAAAATAGTTAATCGTTCAATTCATCAATATTTAACTGATGTAACAATTAAAGAACAAATGGAAAGTTATGATAAACTTTTTGTAAGTGGGAGTCGATTTTAATGAAAGCGGCAGGAACGGGTGGTAGAACAGAAGCTATAGTTCTAAAAGAAATACGTGATATATTATTGAGAATCGAAGAACATCTCCTTAAATATCAACCTAAAAAAGAAAAATTAAAAAAACAGTTATTGAATGATTAAAATATTAATGAGGTTATATGTCTAAAAAGAAAATATTATTAATGTCGGATGACTTGAGGATGCATAGTGGTGTCGCTACCGTATCTAAGGATATAGTTTTTGAAACTTTAAATGAATATGACTGGGTTCAAATCGGTGGAGCAATTAAACATCCTGAACAAGGTAAGATTGTTGATATGTCTCAAGGACTTGAAGAGTTTGGAATTAAAGATGGGTATTTGAAAATTTATCCAGTTGATGGTTATGGTAATGAAGATATCTTAAGAGAGGTGATGGAAATGGAAAAACCAGATGCGATTCTTCACTATACAGATCCAAGATTTTGGATTTGGTTTTACAATATGGAAAATGAAATTCGTAGAGAGATTCCAATTTTTTATTATAACATTTGGGATGATTTACCTGACCCACAATACAATACAAATTATTATAAAAGTAGTGATTTGTTAATGGGTATATCAAAACAAACCTATGGTATAAATAAGCGATTGTTACCTGATTATGAAGATTGGCAAATAACTTATGTACCACATGGTATTTCATTTCGTAGGTTTTATAAAATAGAAGATGATGATATGAAGTTAATGGATTTTGATGATCAATTTGGATTATCAGAAAAGAAATTTAAAATATTATATAGCAATAGAAATATTCGTAGAAAAATGCCAGGTGATGTTATGTTGGCATATAAATACTTTATGGATGAGTTAACTCCTGAACAAAGAGAAGAATGTGTGTTAATCTGGCATTGTCAACCAATAGATGACAATGGAACTGATTTACCACGAGCTTGCAGACATTTGATTCCAGATTATGATGTTTGTTTTACTTATGATAGACATAATAGACCATTTGACGATAATGAAATGAATCTACTTTTTAATTCAGCTGATGTCTATGTCAATATGGCATCTAATGAGGGATTTGGATTAGGTAGCGCTGAAGCTCTTACGGTTGGAACACCAGTCATTGTAAATGTTACAGGTGGATTACAAGATCAATGTGGATTTAGAAATGAAGATGGTGAGTTATTGACACCTGATGATTATATTGAATTAGGTAGTAATCATTTAGGGAAATATAAAAATCATGGAGAGTGGGTTAAACCTGTATATCCAACTAATAGGTCATTACAAGGTTCACCACCAACACCTTATATTTGGGACGACAGATGCCAATCAGAAGATGTTGCATCACTCTTTCGTGAGTTTTATGATATGGGCAGAAAAGAAAGAAAGCGACTTGGTGCTTTAGGTGCTGAGTTTTGTAAAGAAAATCAAATGACAAGTGAAGAAATGGGTAAGAACTTTATCAAATCTATGAATGGTGCATTTGAAAATTGGAAACCTAAAAGTCGTTACACTATGGAGAAGGTATGAAAAAATCAGTAGTAATGTGTGCACCTTTTAATACTCGTAGTGGTTATGGTGATCATGCCAGATCAATATTTTATGCTATGATGGATAGAGATGATTTAGATATAAAATGTTTAGATGTCAAATGGGGTAATACTCCAAGAAATCATTTAAATCCTGAAATACCAAGGCATAAGAAATTATTAGATACTTTTGTAAGACCAGAAACTTTATCTGAACAACCTGATATTTACATCGATATAAGAATACCAAATGAATTTCAAAATCCAGCTAAGTTTAATATTGGTATTACTGCTGGAGTTGAAACTGATGTGGTGTCAGCTGAGTTTTTAGAAGGTATGAATCTTATGAATTTAAATATTGTTCCATCTAGATTTACTGCAGAAACTTTTAAAAAATGTCATTATGATAAAATACAAGATACACCTGATGGTCAAAAACAAAAGGTCGGTGATGTTAAATTAGAAAAACCAATTGAAGTATTGTTTGAGGGTGTTGATACGAGTGTATATTATCCAATGGACAAACACGAACTAAAATCAGAATTTACAGATGAGTTAAATGAATTAATTAAAGAAGATTTTGCTTATCTTCATGTTGGTCAATGGGGTAAAGGTGGTTATGGTGAAGATAGGAAAAATATTCCTTTGATGGTAAAGAATTTTTTGAAGGCATTTTCAAATCATTCAAATCCACCAGCATTAGTTTTGAAAACCAATGGTGCAAATTTTTCAATTTTAGATAAACATGAAATTACTAAAAATATCAATCAAATTAAAGATGAATTTTTACAAGTGGATTCAAAACCAAGTATATATTTGATTCATGGTGATTTAACTATTCAAGAGATGTCTATCTTGTACAATCATCCAAAAATAAAAGCTTTTTTAACCTGTACTCATGGTGAGGGATTTGGTAGACCTATGGCGGAAGCCACTTGTTGCGATTTACCAGTGATTGCTACTAAGTGGAGTGGTCATTTGGATTTTTTAAGTGATACAGATTCATTATTGATGAGTGGATTTTTAAAAGAAGTTCCAAAATCCATGATATGGAAACCAATTATTGTTAAACCTTCAAAATGGTTTAATGTTAATGAAGCAGATGTTGTTAGAAAATTACGAATGTTTTATAAGAAACATAAATTAATAACTACGAAGGCAAAACGATTAGGTAAGAAAAATAGACGAGAGTTTTCATTAAAAGCTATGGCGATTGAATTTAATAAAATATTAGATGATGTATTGAAACAAATACCGAGTTCAGTTAGTTTGAAATTACCGAAACTTAAAAAAGTTGGAAGTAAAGATGATAAACCAGCAACCATTAAATTACCTAAATTAAAAAAGGTAACTTGATGGAAGATATGTTCATGCAAGTAGCTTGTCCTTGTTGTATAGAAGATGAGACAGATATCGATGATTCTTTAGTTTTACTTGGTGATGGCGAACAAAATATGCAGTGTTTACATTGTGGTTTTGCTTCCAATAAAACAATGAAATCTCATATTAGTGATAATCCATTTCCACAAGAATTTAAGGGTGTGTGTAGAGAAATTAATGATAGGTGGTGGGCACCATCAGTATTTACAACTGAACATTATATGGTAGTACCTTTGGTTGAAGATGATAAATTAAAGTGGAGATTATTTGGAAAAGATGATCCTGAAACAGAGGTGGTTGTGCCATATTTTAGTGATGCATACAAAATGGTAGAGAAATTGGAGAAAACCCTTGGCCAAGAGAACTAGATATAATAATAGAAGAATAATTGACACATTACAGACTCTTCCTGTAAACAAAATATTGCCCGGAATGATAGTGACATTTAATTATTCCGAAGAAGGTGTTACTGATCCTCGACCAATTCTCTTGTTTGTTCATCGTGATACAAAGATAAATACATTAGAGGGGTTGAATTTGAATTATATCAACCCAGCGAAAATTAAAAAGTTATTTCAAGTTATCAATTTCAAAAAAGGTAAACTTGATGAACAAGAAAATTTAGTTAAATTGAAAGAAGAATATTTCAGGATACAGATATCGAATCCTAAAAAACGATCTCCACTTTCAACTAAGAGATTTTATGGAGATGTCGTTACTGCAGACAATCGTTTTATGGAATCTTATCGTAAGTATAAAACGACAAAGTTAAGTGCTCTGAA